GTCTGCCGCGCGTTCAAAAGCCGTTGGGTATGCGAAGGAGCAATTGAACAACCTTAAACTACGACCTGATTTACCTACGGTTTACATTACTAATAGTGTGCCTTACATTGGTCGTTTGGAAGGCTCCGACGGGGGCTCGCCTACCTCACCGCAAGCACCGGCTGGAATGGTGCGGGTGTCGGTTGCGGCCTTAATTGAGAAGTTCCGCGCCTTGGCGAATTAAGTATGAGCCTCGCAACTGCACGGAGAGACATTGAGAAGCGCCTCGCGGACAACTGGGGCACGACCGCAATCGCCTACGATAACGTCGATTTCTCGCCCCCGCAGGGTGCGGCGTGGATACGGTTGGCCTTGCTGGACGGAGACGCGTTTCGCGTGACGATTGGGAATCCCGGTACTCACCGCCAGACAGGGATTATTCTTCTGATGATATTTGTACCTTTAAGTGAAGGTACTCACGTAGTCAGGCAGTACGCGGACACCTTGTCCGCGCTCTTCAGGGACGTGCAATTCAACGGGATAACCTGTCGGGAGGCATCGCCTGTTAATGTGGGCGCTGTGGAAGGCTGGTATCAATATCACGTCAATATACCCTACTTTTATGACAGTGTTTTCACTACGTGAGTCCAGCCACGATCATTTTACACGAGACGCTTATTCGTCTCGCTAAGGGCATGGTGAAGGCGTGGGAAGTCTGGTTAATAAAGCAGATAAAACATAAATAAAGTATGGAAAACCAATTGTTTAAGCTATACTAAGCCGTATCGGGTACGCGAACAAACCTCGCTCAAACGCCTCGTTGTTCAACAGCCTCCCCGAATAGTAATTTCTTACTATTTAACAGGAGGCGCATCTAATGCCAAGTTTTGCTGATTCGAACCGTACAGCCATACGGTATGTAAAAGAGGCGACATGGGGCGTTGCTCCCGCATCGGCGGTTCTGACGGACTTGCCTATTACGTCGGAGAGTTTTCAGTCCAACATCAACACAGTTACGTCAGAAACAATCCGCTCTGATCGTAACGTTTCCGATATCACGCAAGTCGGCGGTGGTGCTTCCGGTGACGTAGGCTTCGAACTCCGCTACGGCGATTGGGATAGCTTTATCGAAGGCGGTTTGCAGAGTGCCTTTGCAACGACGCTGGTGACTTCTGCTACGGCTTCTGCGTACTTCTCCGCTGCCAATATTAAAGCGGACTCTTCCTCCCTAACAGGTGTCGTCGTGGGCCAATTCCTGCGCGTGTCAAACGCAGTCACGCCGGGTAACGATGGCGATTACCGCGTAACCGCAGTTAGCACGATGGCTCCCGGCAGAGAGGTAGTCACGCTTGCCGATGCCTCCAGTGCTGCTGCCGCCACGTTCACTGGTGAAGCTGTTACTGCCAGTGCCACAGTGCAGGGCAAGTCGATCCGCAATGGAACGACAGCGCAGAGTTTCACAATCGAGAAGGAATTCTCCGATATCGGTGCTTTCCACTTGTTTACGGGAATGCGCGTAACGAGTTTTTCCTTTAACTTCGAGTCGCAGGCAATCCTGAACGGCAGTTTCGGTTTTACGGGAAAGACGCAAACGGCGTCGGTTTCGTCTATTGCCTCTGCTACTGTTGCCGCAACAACGAACCCGGTGATGAACGCGTCCGGCAACCTTGAGCGGATTTGGGAAGGCGGCGAAGCTATCTCCGGCGTGTACTTCCAGTCCTTGAGTGTGGATATCAATAACAACCCGCGTGAACAGGCGGCTATTGGTAACGCCGCGCTGGTGGGTGTGGGTACTGGGCGTTGTGAGATTACCGGCTCGCTGCGTGCATACTTCGAGGACAATACGACCCTGAACAAGTTTGTTGCGGGTACCGCCACGAACTTCAGGTTCCAAGTAACGGACAGCGACGGCAAGAGCTACGTGTTGAGTGTGCCTAATGTTCGTTTGCAGGAAGGCACTATTGTCGCTGGCGGACCCAATGATGATATCGTACAGGAGTTTAGTTGGGGCGCCTTCATCGATGATTCCGGGTTGTATGCTATTCAGATTGACGTGCTTGATTAACCACCAATACAGAGGAGTGCAGCATGGATATTAGTAAACGTCGCATTGATGCGAAGAAGTCGGTGGACGGTGTTTGGTTTGATCTGGACACCGAAACCCGACTTCTCATTGGCCGGGTTGCGAGTCCGGCGTACAAGCGCCTCTTGCGCGAGAAAATGCTTCCGTTTGTAGATGACATTCGGAATAACTCGTTCTCGCAGGATGAGCAGGATCGGATTACGGCTGAAGTGTTCTCCGAGCTTGTACTGCTGAAGTGGGAAGGGCTGAAGGAAAATGGAGTGGACATTCCTTACAGTAAAGAGAGAGCGCTGGAGTTACTGAGTGATCCTGCACTGGAGTGGTTTCGAGAACAGGTGGAGGACTTCGGCACTCGCATGGATAATTTTTATGAAGAGGCCGAAGATAATTTAAAAAAGTCCTAGCATGGGAGCTTGAATGGAGTAGCCATGTAGCCATGTTGCGGAAAATTGCGCAACAGACAGGGCGTACACCGAGGGCGCTGAAAATTCGTCCAACCTTGTATTTTGACATGGCGTTTTACTACGAGGCGTTTTGGGAGCTATCTTCGCACCGAACAAGTAACGGCATGGGGCCGAATCCGCTGGCCCTGACGGAGATAGTGAGTTACTGCAGTATGTATGAGGTAGATGACAAACCGTTATTTGCCCGCTTCATGCGGGCATGTGACGCGACATTCATTGAGTACATAGTGAGTAAAAATAGCAATGGCTGATGTAGTAAAAATCATCGTAGAAATCTCGGCTGAGAAAGCTGTGCGGGGCGCACGACGCACTCAAGAAGCCACCGACGCGATGGCGAAATCGCTGAAGGCGGCTGAGAAAGCCGCGGAAAAAGCGAAGAAAGGCTGGAAGGGCGCCGGTGAAGACGTTCAGAAATTCGGTAAGAAAGCCAACACCGCTGCGAAAACTGTACAAGAACTCGCTGCTAATCTAGCCGTTGTTCAGGGGCCACTCGGCCCGATAGCAGGTCGTTTACGCACCCTTGGCGCAATCATGGGCCGGTTGAATCCGGCAATGGTCGGGCTGAGTGTTGCGTCAATAGCGGTCGGTGTAGGTATTAAAAGCGCTTTTACTGCAGGGGTTAATCTGCAGACGCAAATGTTCAAATTGGAAGGTGTCGTCAAAGCTACCGGCGGCAGTGCGGGTTTAACAGCGAAGGAAATGGACGGGTTCGCCCGGTCGCTCGCGCGAGCCACGTTAGCCAGCGAAGAAGGTGTCCGTAACGCTACCGTAAAACTTGCTACTTTCCGAACAGTCAGCGGCGAAACATTCAAGGAAGCTCTCCGTTTATCGCAGGATTTGTCGTCGGCTGGATTCGGCAGTATTGAAACAGCAGCCACTTCCCTCGGTCGTGCATTAGAAGACCCCGCCGTTGGCCTGAGTGCCCTGCGCCGCGTCGGCGTGTCTTTCACTGCGCAACAGACGCAGGTTATACAAAAACTCGTAGAGACGGGGGAAGTCGGGAAAGCGCAAACCGAAATTCTTAAAGCAGTTCGAATGCAAGTTGGCGGACTTGCGGATCAGGAAGCCGCTGGCTTAATAGGAGCGACAGATTCTCTTGCGCAGTCGTGGCGCGAATTGCTGGAAGCTATGGCGGACAGGAGCAACATTGTTGAAGTAGCCACCAACACAATCCGCGCATTAGATGAAGCTATCGGGAATCTCGCAGTAAATGCCAGAGCGCGGAGCGCCGGTGAAATTTTTGTTATTGATGATATTGAATTAGGGCGCGTTCGCGCGCGGTTGGCCGAGCTAGATGCCCAAGTAAAGATTGGAAATCTAGGTTGGTGGGAACGCAGGAAGGTACTGGGTGAAATTGCGCGTTTAAGACAGCGTGAAATTGATTTAGTGGGTAATGTTACGCGCGCGGAGCGGGAGGTAAGAGGGGAGCTTGAAAAGAGCATTGCCACGCAAAAGGCGGCAGCGAAGCTCACGCGGGACAACAAGCGCGCAGCGCAGAACAAGCTACTGGGAGAAGAAGCCGCCGCGTACCAAAAAATAGCTGACAGTCTTGCGGTAGCCTCGCAGGGCACTATATCGCTGGATATTGCCAAGAAACGCGCGGCTTTAACACAACAAATTCTTAACGATAAAGTCTTTACGCACAAGGAAGAAGTGCTCGCTGTTGTGAACGCTTTGCTCGATGAAGTAAAAGCGCGGCAAGACTTGCAGAAGGCGCAGGCTAAAACCGCTCGGGGGCGGGAAAAAGCTGCGGCAAAAGCGCGCGCTGAAGCCAAGAAGATAGAATCGCTTGCGGAGAATTTGCGCAGGACGTTTGATCCGGTTTACACACTGCAGGTCAAACTCGATGAAATAGAGACTGCAGCGAACAAGAGCAAAGCCGGTTTATCCGCCGAGGTTAGAGGTCGTGCAACCACTGCTGCCAAAGACGCGGCTTTCCAGCAAGCGCAAGCGCTCAATAAACTCACGGCCGAGCAGGAGTCCTACTTAACGCTCACGCGCCAGCAGATTGATCTTGAAGAAGTCCTTATCAATAACGATCTCGCCGCGCGCAATATTGACCTATTCGAAGCCAACGAAAAGCTCGATGCGGTCACGCGCAAGCGTATTGCATCCCTTCAGCAAGAAATCAACTTGATGAAGCAGAGCGGAGCCGTTAACGCACAGCGTGTCGGTGAAATAAAGATTGCGATGGAGCAATTGCGCAGTGAATTAGATCGCACAGCGCGCATGTTTGACGATATCTATAGCAACTCCGTTGCCGGGTTCTTCGAGTCCATCACGTCCGGAACGAAGTCGGTTAGTGATGCCTTCAAGGATATGGCGCAGGACATCTTTAATTCGATCAATAAACTTATATCGAAAAAACTGGCCGATGATTTAATTAACAAGCTCGGCCTCGGTGATTTAACGGCCGGAATTTTCACCGGGAATCAAACACCTACCGCTGTTCCTCCCCCTGCCGCAGTGTCCACGGCAGGGACGCTTGCCACCGTTGCGCGCACCATCTTGCCGGGCGATCTACCGGGTTCGCGCGATCCGGCTGAGTGTAACCCGTGTGAAATGTTTGGTGGCGCGGGCGGCGCCCTGAATACCTTCCCGGCAAGTGTTAAGTCGGTCCTTGGCGAGTTTAATTCCGATTTCAATGATGATCTTGCAACAACAAATTCTGACTTTACCGGCGATTTCAAGGACGCGTCGGAAGGATTCAATAGCAAGTTTTCTGGAATACTGGGGAATTTTCAAGCGGCATTTAGCAGCATGTTCACTTCCTCTACTGGTGGCGGGGGTGGTGGCGGGAATTTCTTATCCAGCTTGGCGGGCAGTTTATTCGGGGGCTTCGGAGGTAATTCCAGCGGAATTGCGGGGGTAAGTGCGGGATCACAGCAGGATTTAATGCTGGCAGCGCAAATGGTTGGTTTTGCGAAAGGCGGGGCCGTTACTGTCGGCGGCGCATCGCGTGAGAAGGGAACAGCAACAGTTCAGCGTTCATCCATCAATAAGATCACGGATAACTCTGCGCGCAATATTTCGAACAGTTACGCTGCCGGGGGTGTGACGCGTATTAATAATATGGGTGATGTGTCTTCCGCACTAACGAAGTACGCAACCGGCGGCGCATCGTATATTACACAGACACGAAATACGTCCCTAGATCGGGTATTAAATAATTATGCCCGTGGGGGTGCTGTTTCAGTTAACCGCGCCACGATTAAAAATATTTCTGCCAATACGGCGCAAGGCGGCATAACGCGTAGCGTTACTAATAACCGCTTCGCAC